CTAGCTAATTACTAGGAGGATTTTTTATGACTATAGCATTTGTATTGGGCAACGGTGTCAGTAGACAAGGATTAGATTTAAATCTGCTGAAAACACTTGGCACAATTTACGGATGTAATGCTCTTTACAGAGAATTTACTCCAGATGTGTTAGTCAGCACAGATACACCAATCAGTCAACGTATACAAACAGAAGGTTACAGTAAAAATAATCGGATGTATACAAGAAACCCTATACCATCGTTGGGTGCGCAGAGACTGCCACAAGAGTACTTTGGATTTAGCTCAGGACCTGCTGCTGTAGGAATAGCTGCTTTTGACAAAAATAAGCGAATTTATTTGCTTGGATTTGACATGGGACCTGACCAGTTTGGAAAATTTAACAATGTCTATGCTGACACTGAATTTTACAAGAAGAGTTCGTCGGTGCCCACTTACACCGGGAACTGGATAAAACAATTACTGACAGTAATGAAAGAACACAGCACAATAAAATTCATACGTGTCATGGGCGAAACTACCGCTGAAATTCCCGAATTAAGAGGTGCCAAAAACCTTGATCACATGGGATTGGGAGAGTTCCTAACCCGTATAAATAACACAAAGGAACTCTAAATGGCTATCTATAAGCGTGTTGCTGGCAACCTTGTTGTTCAAACTGTGGGTGCTACTGATTCTGTTACATTTCAAGGCCTGACCGCCAATACTGCCACAGTCATCATTGATGGTAATTTGACTGTTACTGGCAACGCTGCACTCACTGGTAACATTTCTGGTGACAACATTTTTAACGGCACAACAAGTATTGCTATTCCTGTGGCCAGCGGCAATGCCAATATTACCATTGGTGGCACCAGCAACGTAGCTGTTTTTGCTACCACGGGCACTTATCTCAAAGGAATTGCCAGTGTCACTGGCAACGTAACAGTAGGAAATTTATCAACAGCAGGAAACGTTAATACCTCAAATCTTATTATTAACAGCAACGGTAGTGAATACATAAACTTTACTTCAGCAACTGGTGTCGATCCTGTTATACGTTTTACTGATGCAAACACTACTGGTGCATTGGCAGCAAACATTGGCGGCATTGAATGGTATACCAATGATGCCACTGGAGCAGGTGCCAGGGTTACTGCTGGTATCAAAGCAGTTTACAGTGATACCAATGGCAACACAAATATTTTAATTCAAACAGGTGCAACTACTACACCTGCAACTAGAATTGCTATTGTGGGCGCAACAGGCAACGTTGGGTTTGGTGGTAACGTAGCACCGGCTCATACAGTGGCAGTAACTGGCAACATTTATGCTAGTACTCAAATCACTGCTGTGGGCAACATTGCAGGTGGCAATATCAACACCGCCGGGCTGGTCAGTGCAACTGGCAATGTCACTGGCGGAAACATAAACACTGCTGGATTGATTACTGCAACCGGCAACATCACTGGCGGTAACATTATTAGTTTGGCTGCTGTTAGTGCAGGTTCGGCAGGTGTAAGTGCAACCGGCAATATCACCGGTGGTAACGTCAATTCAAACCAATTAATATCAGCAACAGGAAACATTTTTTCAGGCGGTAATTTACTAACTCAAGGATATGTCAGCGCCACAGGTAACTTGCTTGGCGCTGAATTACAAGCTGCAAACGCCAATATATCAAGCAGAATGTACGGATCTGGTATAGGTGTTGAAAACATTGTGTGGCAAAGCACAGATGCCAACATCAGTTCTGCCAGCATGGCCAACGTGGGTACCTTGGGATTCTCGGCTTTGGCTGGATCAACTTATAAGTTTGAAGCATATTTGCCTGTAATACCCACTGGCTCTACCACTACAGCATTTGCATTAAACTTCTCTGCTGGAACATGCTATTATACATTGAGTTCTCAAACTACAGCAACATCGGCATTTGCAATTGCTAGCTCTACAACGTCAGATTCTACAGGCACAACTCAATCCATGACTGGCACTGATTTAAGAACAGTCAAAATCGAAGGCACATTCTACCATACTGGCAACGTCAATGTGGCGGTCCGCGCCCAGACCAGTGCTGCAAACGTAGCAGTTAAAAGCGGTGCTTATCTCACTTACACAAGAATCGGCTAAACTCTAATCCGCATCTTTTGGTAAATACACCAGAGGATCCGGATTACCTATGGCACAACAAATAATAAACGTTGGTAACGTGGCCAACGATGGAACAGGCGAAGCGTTACGTGATGCGTTCATCGCCGTAAACAACAATTTTACAGAGCTGTATGCAAATGGCACAGCGGGCAGCAATGTGGTAATCACTGGTAACACCATCAGTGTTACTGGCATTAATAACAATCTTGTATTGGCAGGCAACGGTATTGGCAATATACAAGCCAACAGCACAATTGTACCTGCAATAGACGGTGTATTCAACATTGGTACATCAACAAACAAATTTAACACAATACAAGCACAATATTTTGTAGGTAATGGCAGCGGACTTACTGGTGTAGTTGCAGACGTTACAGAAATAGCCAATGGTTCAAGCAGCATCAGCATTCCGGAAGTCAACGGCGATGTAACAATTAACTCTCGAGGCGTTTCTAATGTTGCTGTTTTTGGAAGCACAGCATCAACTTTTAAAGGCAACATATTGCCAGCAGCAAATGTTGCTTACAATATTGGATCTTCTACAGCTCGATGGCATAATCTTTACCTCAGTGGCAACACCATTTATCTAGATGATGCAACAATCAGTGCAAATTCAACAAGCTTGATACTAACAAGCCCACTAGGCGGAACGTTTACACTAACCGGCAGCGAAGATTTTTCAACAAATGCAATCAGCTTTGGAACTTCATCTGTTGATATACCAGTTGCAAATAGCAACGTTAATATCAATGTAGCTGGAGTACAAGCTGCTAAGTTTACTTCAACTGGCCTACAAACTTTAAACGCCAGCGTAGCCGGCAATGTGCAAGCTGCATACTTCATTGGCGACGGCGGCTTCTTATCTAATGTTACTGCTACTGGTAACATGGCCGTAACACAGATTCAAAATGGATCAACTGTTATATCTATTCCTGCATCCAATGGTAATGCAGTGTTTACTGTTGGTGCCATACCCAATGTTTTAGTTGCTTCTCCTAGTGGAGTAACAATTGGTGGCAACTTACAAGCCAATTATTTGTTGGGTAATGGTGCAGCAATCAGCGGCCTAACACAAACAATTACATCTAATGTTGCAGCGTATTTGCCAACATATACTGGCAATTTGGCAGCACTGCAAGGCAATGTAATCACCGCTGCTAATGTTGCAGCAAATTATTTTGTTGGCAATGCTGCGGCATTGACAAATATTCCAGCAGCCAATCTTGTTGGAGTCATTGCCTCTACCAGCAACATTGGAACAACTGCTAATGTTATTGCCAATGTGTTTGTTGGTACTACACTGCGAACAACAAACAGTGCCACAGTTGGATCGCTGAGCACTACAGGCAATGTTCAAGCTGGAAACGTTAGAACACAAGGCACAGTAAGCGCAACTGGTAACATTGAAACTGCAGGTTATTTTGTCGGTAATTTTGCCGGAAATATCACTGCCAATATTGTTGTACCTGGCTCAAACACACAGGTATTGTTTAACACCAATGGTAGCGCGGATGCTGTAGGTGGATTCACTTACAACAAAGATTCTAACACTGTATCGGTTTTAGGAGACATCAGCGCCCAAGGAAACATAATAAGCGGGAATATTGAAACTGCTGGTGATATCAGTGCAGTTGGAAATGTTGTTGCTGCAACTTTTACAACTTCAGGAACCAATGGAAATATTAGCGGAGCCAATGTAATATCGTCGGCATCAATGACAGCCGCTGGCAATATTTCTGGTGGCAATATTATTGCCAGTGGAGCATTGAGCACAACTGGCAACGTTGTTGGAGCCAATTTAAATGGCGTAAGGTTAAGTCTCAGTGGCAACGTAATCAGCCCAATCAATACTGATCAAAACTTTACAACAACTGCCAACGTAAATGCCGGCACAGTTAATGCAACCAGTGTGCAAGGTAATTTGATTGGGTCGGTGCTGGCCAATGATTTGACAACAGTGTTTGATGCGGCCAACAACACTGTTAACACAAACAAAGTTACTGCTGGCAATGTCAGTGCAACAGGAACAGTTAGTGCAGTCAGTGGAACATTTAACACTGTATCTGCGGTTGGTAATATTTCAGCAGCCAATGTCAATACTTCATCGCTGTATCTAACTGGTAATATTTTTGGAAATATCAGCACAACCAACAACATTGTTACTACTGGTAACATTACTGGAAACTACATTTTTGGTAATGGCAGTCAACTGACTGGACTGCCAGAAACTTATGCTAACTCAAACGTACAAGCCTATTTGCCAACGTACACAGGAAACTTGGCTGCATTACAAGGCAATGTAACTACTACTGCCTCAGTTAATGCTACTAATTTGAGTTTGTCTGGAAATGTTTTGAGTGTAATTTCTACAAACTCAGACATCAATACAACTGCCAATATCTCTGCTAGTTACTATACTGGTAATGGCAGATTACTCACTGGCATTATCAGCAGCTACGGAGACAGTAATGTTGCAGCATATTTGCCAACTTATTCAGGAAATTTAGTTTCGTTAACAGGGCCAGTTACAACAACATCAACTATTACAGGTGCTGTTGTTTCATCTACTGGCAATGTGGTTGGTGGTAATATTGTAACTGCTGGATCAGTTAGTTCTACTGGCAATGTGGTTGGTGGTAATATTGTAACTGCTGGATCAGTTTCTGCTACATCTGTAATTTCTGCTGCTGGCAACGTCATAGGTGGCAACATCAACACAGCAGGACAAATCAGTGCAACTGGAAACATTACCACTGCTGGTTATATTGTTGGTAATGTAATTGGTAATATTTCAGTATCGGGTTCTAACACACAAATACTGTTCAACAATCAAGGACTGGTAGGAACTGCTGCTGGATTTACTTTTAATTCAGCAAGCAATGTCTTTAGCACTCCAGGATCAGTGACCGCAGTAGGCAACGTACTCGGCGGCAATTTGCTCACTGGCGGTCTAATCAGTGCTCTTGGCAATGTTTTTGGCGGAAACCTTAATTCTGCAGCATTGGTCAGTGCTTCGGGCAATGTCATAGGTGGAAATATTGTAACCAGCGGAGCAGTTAGTTCTACGGGAATGGTAAGTTCCGCTGGCAACGTAGTTGGTGGAAATATAGTTACTGGAGGTATAATTACTGCCGCTGGTAACGTCATTGGTGGCAACATTGTTACCAGTGGAGCATTGAGCACAACCAGCAACGTAGTTGGCGGCAATATCAACACTTCTGGATTGATATCTGCAGCAGGCAATGTAACAAGTGGGAACTTGACCACAGGTGGTCTGGTTACAGCAACAGGCAATGTCATAGGTGGAAATATTGTCACAGTTGGATTGATGCAATCTGGATCAATTAATACAACCGGTGATGCATTAGTTGGCGGTAATTTAACAGTAAATGGAAATCTTGTTTACGTCAACGTTGAATCTCTCAACATCAAAGACCCGATACTAGCCATTGGTAGAGGACCAAACAACACTCCGTTGTCTAGCAATGATGGAAAAGATCGAGGCGTTGATTTATTCTATTACGACACACAAGAAAAACAAGCATTCATTGGATGGGATGTTAGCACAGCAAAGTTGATTGCTGCTGCAAACGTATTGATTGCCAACGAAGTTGTAACAGTACAACAATATGGAACGTTTGTAGTAGGCAGCTTAGAATCAACTACTGTTTCGGCCGCAGGCAATGTAACTGGCGGGAACTTGGCCACTGCTGGACTGATTACAGCAACTGGTAACATCACTGGCGGAAACATAAATGCCGCTGGATTGAGTCTAAGTGGCAATGTTGTATCTCCATTGAATATAACCGGAAATATCACCAGCGGCAATATTATTTCTGCTTCTGCAATCAGTGCCGGAGGCGCATTATCGGCAACAGGGGCAATTTCTGGAGCATCGTTAACTGCCAGCGGTAACGTAGTTGTAGGCAACGTCAACACAACCGGACTGATTACAGCAACTGGAAATGTCACTGGCGGAAATATTGTAACAGGCGGTTCAGTAAGTGCTGCTGGTGCAGTGAGCGCATTTGGAAATGTCACCGGTGGCAATGTTGTAACACTTGGTTTAATTAGTTCTCTGGGAAATATTACCGGCGGAAACATCAATACCGGCGGGCTAATAAGTGTAACAGGCAACATAACAAGTGGAAACGTCAACACCGGAATACTAAGTGCAACTGGTAATATTCGCGGTGGCAATATCAATACAGCCGGGTTGGTCAGTGTTACAGGAAATGTTATTGCAGGCAATATCCAAGGTGGTGCCAACGTCAATGCTACTACACTAACAGGAACCACAGTTTCAGTTACTGGCACTATCACAGGTGGCAATTTAGCCACTGGTGGAACAGCAAGTGCTACGGGTAACATTACCGGCGGCAATTTATTAACCAGTGGTTTGATATCTGCTACAAGCACCGTCACCGGCGGCAATCTAGCTACCACAGGTACTATTACTTCTGGATCAACCGTTTCGGCCGCAGGCACCATCACTGGCGGTAATTTAACAACTGCCGGAACAATTACTACAAGTTCTACTATATCTGCCACTGGTAACATTACTGGCGGCAATATCTTGGGTGGTGCCAATGTTAATGCTACTACTTTTACAGGCAGCACAGTCAGTGTCAGCGGAACAATCACTGGTGGCAATGTAAACACTGGTGGTGTTGTCAGTGCTGCTGGAAACATTACTGGTGCAAATATCAACACCAGCGGCGGTGTTTATGTAACTGGTAACATCAGTGCAACTGGTAACATCACAGGTAGTTATATCTTTGGTAACGTTGTCGGATCATTCTCTGTTCCAGGATCAAACACACAGGTGTTGTTCAACAACAACGGAGTTGCTGGAGCCGACGACGGATTTGTTTACGATTCAGTTGCTAATACATTAACTGTTGGTGGCAAGATAGTAACAACCAACGGCGGCGACTTAGACGTAGCCGGACGTATCAGTGCTACTGGAAACATTATTACTGGTGTTGGAAACATAAGCGGCGGAAACGTATTAGCGACTGTGATGATTGCAACCGGTAACATCACCGGAGGTAACATTCTTACTTCTGGATTGGTTAGTTCAACCGGAACAATTACCGCAGCATCAAATATTTCTGGAACCAATATCAATGGATCTGGTGTAGTATCTGCTGTTGGCAACATCATTGGCGGAAACATTAACACTGCTGGACAAGTATCTGCAGTCGGCAATGTCACAGCTGGTAATGTCAACGGCGGTGCAAACGTATTTGCTACTACTCATACAGGTACCACAGTCAGCGTCACTGGTAACATCACAGCTGGTAATGTCAACGGCGGTGCAAACGTATTTGCTACTACTCATACAGGTACCACAGTCAGCGTCACTGGCACCATTACTGGCGGTAACTTGGCAACTGGCGGCACTGTTAGTGCAACTGGAACAATTACATCAGCAGGAAATATTGTCGGAGCAAATGTAAACAGCACAGGTTTGGTAAGCGCCAGCGGAAACTTGGTTGGTGGAAATGTTACAACGTCTGGACTAATTACTGCCACAGGTAACATTACTGGTTCAAATATAAACGGCGGCGTTCTTTCGGCAACATCAAACGTTGTTGGCGGAAATTTAAATGCAGCCGGATTGAGTCTAAGCGGAAATATTGTAAGTGCATTGAACTCGACCTTCAATATCACAACCACTGGCAATATTTCTGCCAATAACATCACTGCTACAAACTCCATAAATATTGCAGGAGATCAAGTAGCTACAGTAGACGACGCAACTGCATTAGCAATTGCATTAGGATAATAGTATGGCAAACACTTTTACAAGAAAACTCGCTAGACAAGTTGGTACTTCAGCTATCCAGGTTGGTAGTTATGAAGTACCTTCTGCTACAACCACAGTGGTAGTTGGACTCAGCGTTACCAACATAACTGGCGGAGCAATTACTGTTGATGTATACATTCAAGACAATGCAGCAAACAACACATATCTAGCAAATGATGCACCCATTAGCTCAGGTTCAAGCTTGGTTGTAGCCGGTGGCGATCAAAAGATTGTTTTAATCACAGGCGATAAAATTTACGTGCAAAGCAGTGCAGCAAGTAGTGCAGACGTGGTAATGAGCATAATGGAAATCACATAATGAGTTACGTTGGTATTAATCCTCAAACACAACTGCTGAATACTAGCACCGAAACCTTTAGTGGTAATGCAGTAAACATGCAGTTTACGTTATCACGAAGTATAGCGTCAGCATCGGATATTGACGTTTTAATCGGTAATGTACTTCAGCGTCCGTTTGCTGATTATACCGCTGGAAATGTCACACTGTTGTTTAGCAGTCCTCCTGCCAGCGGCACAAACAACATCACCGTAACTTATCGTGCTGGTGCATTAAACAGCTTGAACTTGGAAGTGCAAGCATTTGGTGCTGGAACAGTTGGCTCTCCAAGTATATACAGTGTTGCAGCCAATAACACTGGTTTATATTGGGGCAATGCCACAACTTTAAATGTTGCAGTGGCCGGTACCAACAAGGTATCGATTACAAACGACAACAATTCTCATAGTGCAACCGATGGTGCATTGAGAGTACAAGGCGGAATTGGTGCAACCGGTAATGCTCACATAGGTGGACATGTACATGTTCTCGGCACCGATCCAAGCACATCAGTATCAACTGGAGCGTTACTGGTGGCCGGCGGTGCAGGTATTACAGGCAACCTTAACATTGGTGGCGGCATTACCTGTGTTGGCGACTTTGTGGTCAATGGAACATTTACTACCACAGGAACTGATAGTCTTGACGTAACTGATCCATTTGTATTTTTGGCCAATGCCAACCCTGGCGACACATATGATACTGGAGTAACCAGTCAATACAACGATGGCGTTGTAACTAGGTATACCGGTTACTTTAGAGATATCACTGATTCAAAATATAAATTTTTTAGCAATTTAACAGTAAGACCAACAACCACAGTTGCCACAGATGATCCAAGTTTTAAATACGCAGACGTTGTTGGCGCAAACATAAGTGCAACTGGAAATGTTAGTGGCACTTATTTTGTTGGTAACGGCAGTTTTCTAACTGGAATCAGTACCACCACAAATACTATTTTTAATGCAAACTCAACAATAACAATACCATCTACCAATGGAAATATTGTTGCAAATGTCAATGGTGCAACGGTTGCAGTTATAAGTGCTTCGGGCATGGTAGTCACCGGAAACATAAGTGCAAGCACTACAATTACTGCCACAAGCAATATTACCGGTGGTAATATTCTCACAGCCGGCATTATCAGTGGAACAGGCAATATTACTTCAGCATCAAATATTTCAGGTGCAAATCTTGTAACTGGCGGATTAATTAGTGCAGCAGGTACAGCCACAGTTGGTAACTTAAACACCGGCGGATCAATTAGTGCAGCCGGTAACATCACAGGTGGAAACGTTAACACTGCAGGATTGGCCAGCATTGGCGGAAACGTTCAAGGTGGAAATTTACGAACCGCAGGCCTAGTAAGTGCTACAGGAGATGTATACGGTAACAATCTTTCAGCAACTACTGCTATTACTTCTGGCGGAACAATCAGCGCAACCACCAACGTATTGGCAGGATCAAGTGTCAGTGCTGTCGGTGCAGTCAATGCTGGATCTACAATAAGTGCCGTTGGAAACATCACTGGTGCTAACATTAATGTTACAAATGCAAGTTTAAGTGGCAACGTTGTTTCAGCGCTCAACGTTACTGGGGCAATCACTGGTGCGTCTGTAACCGCAGTAGCAAACGTTCAAGGAGCCAACGTTAGAAGTTCAGGCGCATTGAGTGTAGCTGGCACTACAACATTGGCAGGACAAGTTGATTTAACTACAACCACTGGTACAATTGGAATCGGAACAAGTCAGACCACAGGAACCATTACAATTGGTGCCACAGGTCAAACTGGTGCAATAACAATTGGACAATCCACTGATACTCAATCTATTAGTTTGGGTACTGGAATTACAGCCAACGCAAAAACAAAAACTATTGAGATTGGAACCAACGGCACTACTGGTTCTACCACTACAATTAATATTGGACCTGGCGGCGCAACACCGGGTGCCGGAACCACTAATTTTGCAACTGGTATCACTGTAGCAATTGCAAATACTGGAGCATCAGCTCTAAGCGTAGCAGGTAACATCACTGGCGCCAACTTAAGAACAGGTGGCACTTTATCAGCAACTGGTAACGTATCTGGTGGCAACATTATCAGTGCTGCTGCAATAAGCGCAGGTGGATTGATCAGTGCTGCAGGCACAGTAACTGGCGGTAATTTAGCCACTGGCGGAACAATAACCACAGGATCTACTATATCGGCTACAGGTACTATTACAGGTGGCAACGTTCTCACAGCAGGCCTAATTAGCTCTACTGGAAACATTACTTCGGCCGGAAACATTGCTGGTGGCAATGCTATTATTACAGCGTTGGTACAAGGTACAACGCTGAGTGCATCTGGAAACATAATTGGCGGAAATTTAAATGCTGCAGGATTAAGCCTCAGCGGAAACGTTGTCAGTGCAATTAATTCAACTAGTAGTATAGCTACAACAGGAAATATCAACGGTGGAAACCTTAATGCAACTAGCTCAGTTACTGGCTCAGTTGTAAGTGTAACTGGCACCATTACTGGTGGTAATTTGGCCACTGCTGGTACCATTACCACCAGTTCTACAATATCAGCAACTGGTAATATCACTGGCGGCAACATCCTTGGTGGAGCCAACGTCAATGCTACCACATTTACTGGCTCTACCGTAAGTGTTACTGGCACCATTACAGGTGGCAACTTGGCCACAGGCGGTACAATATCAGCAACTGGCAATATCACAGGTGGCAACATTTTGGGTGGAGCCAACGTCAACGCTACAACCCATACAGGTACTACTGTGTCAGTTACAGGCACTATTACTGGTGGTAACGTAAACACTGGTGGTGCAGTATCAGCAACTGGTAACATCACTGGCGGTGGATTAGTTGGAACTTTGTACACCAACAGTATTATCAATACTGGTGCTAACCTTACTGGTAACATTGGTAGTGCAACATTGTATTTTAATACTGTGTTTGCCAAGGCTACTTCTGCTCAATATGCCGACCTAGCAGAAAATTACACAGCAGATGCAGATTATGAACCAGGTACAGTGTTGAGTTTTGGCGGCAACAATGAAGTTACTTTGTCGGCTGAATCAAACGATGCAAGGGTTGCCGGTGTAGTAAGCACAAATCCTGCTCACCTAATGAACAGTTGTATTGATTCTGAGTATGTTGCTGCAATTGCATTACAAGGTCGAGTACCAACCAAAGTTGTTGGCATAGTGCGCAAAGGAGACATGATGGTTTCTGCTGGCAACGGCCATGCCCAGGCATGCAGTTCTCCAGCAATTGGAACTGTGATTGGAAAAGCACTTGAAAACTTTGATGGACCTTCGGGTATCATTGAAATTGTTGTAGGACGTTTATAATGAGCTATCTTGGCTATACCCCACAAGTTGGGCAATATCGTAAAATGGACAATTTGACATTCAACGGTGTTACTCAAACATTTAATATCACCGTCGGCGGCGAAGCATTCAGCCCAGCTACATCATTTGCGATGTTGGTTGTGCTTGATGGAACACCATTGAATCCTGGGGTAGATTTTAGTATATCTGGTGCGACCATTAGTTTTGCAACACCACCTGCTGCACTGACTCCGTTCTTTGCATTGATATTTGGTGACACACTATATACTGGTACACCCAGCGATGCAACAGTAACAAATTCAAAATTAGCAAATGGTGCAATAAGCTGGAACAAGTTCGATACAAATACGCAGTCTCGCCTGACTGCCAATCAAATTATATTTGGAGTTTAAAAGATGGCAAGAAAAAGAATATATGAATATGTGTTTTCACCTGGAACTGCCGGGCTGGGCACAGTTAAGATGCAGGGTCGCTATAACCTAGCTGACATCTTGGCCATCTATGACACCACCACAAACACAAACATCTACAATTTTGCCGACACTTCCCTGGGCGGAACAATATCTTGGGCAGCAGGAACAACTGCTGAATTTCCAACTGCCTATGCCGGTGTAACTACACTTACACTAGATGCTGACACCAGCATGTTAAGTGCCAGTGACAAGTTAGCAATTTACATTGAAAACCAATATCTTGAAACACAACCATGGGCGTTTGGTGTAGATGCAATTGGTCGAAGCCGTGTTGCCAGCCCCGAAGCATTGATTGACGCTGACTTTGAATACGGTTTACAGAATACCAAATGGCAAAATTATTCAACCAACAATAATATCCCAGGATTCTACGAAAACACAGGCGCGGATGTTGTATATTCTACCAACGGATATGTTAGTTTATTAGCTGGTGATGACGTTATTACATCCAACGTTGACACAGCAGTACGACTCAGTAATCCTGGATCTCCAACTTGGGTAGCCGATGACTTTGCATTGTTGATTAGCCAAACTCAAGGTGACACTTCGGGTCTTTCTAGTACCTGGCTAACTGCCAACGTTTTGAGCCCGCAAGAACGACAATTCACTGTGGCAAGCACAACTGGATTTAGCACTGGTGATAACGTTGTAATTATTCCTCGACCAACTTCGGGAGGAACTACTATTGCTACCAATATTACCAGCACAGCAACTACCACTGTAGTTGTTGCCAGTGCTTCTGGTGCAGGTATTGCAGACGGCTGTTATCTTATTGTGCAAACAGATACTGCCAACGTTTATGAAACCATGGCAGTTACTAACGTAAGCACAAATACATTAACAGTAATTCGTCAAACCAACAAAACAAATGCTGCTGGTGCAAACATCACAGCTGGCAACGCTGTGTATGTTGTGCCAGCTATTGAAATTGCGCAAGTTCTTGCAGTATCTGGCAGTACACGACTTGATCTTAGTCGAGGATGGTACAACATTCCTAGCGTGAGTTCCGCTGCAATAGGATCTATTATTCAGAAATGCAGCGCCAACGTAGAGTTGGTTCAACACACTGCCATCAGTACCGCAGTCAACGGCTCGCAAACTATCAGTCGCAGCGCATTTAGCTCTACTGCTTTAACTGCTGCCGGCGCAGGAAGTTTAATGGTTAGGATGACTGGAGTGTATAACGCCAGCACCAGTGCATCAATGCCATTGGTTGCAGTTAATGCGCCAGACAACGGTATTGGCGGTGCCGGAAATTATGTTACAACTATTAACTTGGGTTCAAGCAACGCCGAAGGCATCAACATCGTTGGATCCACTGGTTATAACACAAACAATTTTTCTTACTATCCACATAGAGATCCAGCACTGGCATTGGGATATCCTTTGAACCAGACTGACACTGTAATTAGAGAAGCTTTTCCGTTTACAGGTGCTGACCTTGATATCCTGAGTATTACCAGCGACGGATCAAATCCAAGCACTATTACAGTAACAACTACCTATGCTCACGGTCTTGTTCCCGGTACCCCGATTCTTGTGAGTATGCAATCAGGCACCAATACTGCTTATGCTACTGGAAGTTTCTTGGTTCTGAGCGTACCTAGTACAACTACATTTACGTATCAGGCAAAAACTGGTGCAGTCGTCTCTGGATCCTTGGCCGGAGTGATCAACGTTAGAAGTAACGCTGTGTTCTTGCCTCGACCGTTCGACGGTGGTGTTGTGCTTGGCCCAGGAGTGCCCACACGTGGTGCCAGTGCCACACGCCAGACTAAAAAATATTTCCGTTATCAATCTGGTAAAGGTATTTTGTTTACATCTGGAACAATGCTCAAGCCAACGCTGGACATTATTTCTATAACTGCCAACGGTACCTCAGCTGGAAGCACAATCACTGTAACCACAGACCTTGAAAATGGATTGCAGATAGGTGCAACTGTTACGCTGAGTGGAATTTACACCAGTGGTTATAATGGATCTGGATATAGAATCACCAGCATTGTCAGCGACACATCATTCACTGTTACTGCACAAACTACATTAGGATCGGCCACCCCGGCATTGGCGCCACAACCACGTGTTAATGTCACTGGATGGCATGGCGCCAGTATTCGAGCTGGTATTTTTGACGATCAAAACGGTATGTTCTGGGAATGCGACGGTATTAATATCAATGTTGTACAACGCAGCTCAACATTCCAGGTTGCAGGATTAGTGTCTGTTGGTGTTGGATCTAACTTGGTAGTGGGCGACGGAACAAGCCGCTTTCAAGAACAGCTCAACAACGGTGATGTAGTAGTTATTCGTGGAATGACACACACTGTAACTTCGATTCTAGATGAACAAAGAATGACAGTGGTTCCGACCTACCGAGGCGTTTCAAATCAAAATCGTGTCAAAATGTGTTTGAGACAAGAGATTCGAGTCAAGCAAAGTGATTTTAACATTGACCCGTTGGATGGAACAGGACCAAGCGGTTATACTTTAGATGCCAGCAAAATGCAGATGTTGGGAGTCGAATATTCATGGTACGGAGCAGGATATGTACAGTGGATGATTCGTGGTCAAAACGGCGAGTTTGTCATGGCACACCGTCGACCAAATAACAATACAAACAACGAAGCTTATCTACGCTCAGGTAACCTACCTGCAAGATATGAAGCAGTCAATGAATCTCCAGTCAGCAGTCTAGACGGTGCAATCAATGCAAGTCAAACAATAATTACATTGTTAGATGCAAGCGGATATCCTGACGCCAGTGTTACATATCCAGCATATGTAATGATCGACAGTGAAATTATCAAATACTCAGGAAAAACCGGAAATCAATTGACAGGCTGCACTCGTGCTGCCACTTTCCAGCAATGGATTGAAGGAGCTAACCGTAGCTTTACATCCAGTGCTGCTGCAAGTCATGCTGACAATACTGGAGTGATTTTAATCAGTAATACCTGTACTCCGGTAGTTAACCACTGGGGTAGTTCGGTAATCATGGACGGTGGCTTCAATGGTGACCAAAGCTATCAGTTTACATTTAACCGTACCAACTATGGTTTACCAGCAACTATTGGTCAGAAACAAGTTGCGTTTGCAATGCGATTGGCGCCCAGTGTAAGCAACAGTGTCATTGGTGATTTAGGCGAAAGAGATCTTATTAACCGAGCTCAGCTTTCAATGAGTAACATGATTATCAACATCAGTGCTGGACGATTCTTGATCGAAGGCGTTCTCAATCCAAACAACATTGATGCCGCTAACACAGTGTGGTCCGGACTAAACAATCTAGGTGGTGGATACCAACCAAGTTTCTGCCAATTCTCAGTCGCACCAAAATTCACAGATTCAACCACTGGTGGTTTAACTGGGTCAACATTTGGTACCACTGGTGGTTTTTCAAAGAGCGGTACAAAGCCATTATTTGGCAGCACACGAACATACGCTGGTTTAACTCCGACTGTGGTATCTAGTTCGGGCACTGGAGCAAATATTACAGTACAACTCACTGCTACTGGCACAACCTACAACGATAGCACAGTTCAAATCACTGTGCAAAATCCAGGATCGGGTTATGCTGTGGGAGATACACTGAAAATTCTTGGCAACGTCATTGGCGGGTCTACTCCAACCAACGACTTGGCATTGACAGTTGTTGCAATTACCACTGAATTAAGTGGCGGCGAGCGTTTGTTTGCTATTCCAATTTCGACAACCAACTCTGGACAACTTGACCTAAGTTCAGTTAAGCAAATTGGAACCAGTGCAATACCTGGCACGGGTGTGTATCCAAACGGACCAGAATTGCTGGCTATTCAAATCACCGCACTGGTATCTAGTTCAAACCCAGTAGGTGAAATACAGCTACAATATCAAGAAAGCCAGGCTTAAACCACAAAATCCTGCTCTAACAGCAGGATTTTGTTTTTTACAGTTTCAATGTTAACAGTGTTCCATAACCCTGGGTGCATGGGCTTGGGAAAGTGGCCACTGTCTAGCCAAGCATAACCCAAGTGCTCGTGATTGAGCACTGGCACAAACTCTGTTGCTACAAGACATACCCAGGTGTGATATTCAAATGCACCGTCGGCAGAAGTGAATTTTTCTAAAGGAACTAGTCTAAGATATTCAGGAAAACTACCTAGTTCTTCTATGCACTCACGTTCCATGCCACCCAGCAGTGTTTCCCCTGCTTCAACTTTGCCGCCGGGCAAACCCCAAGTTCCGGGATTTTTGCTGTCGTTTCTTAGCAAATAAAGATATCTACTAGTTGCAAGGCTTCTAAACCAAACACCTACTGCTTTCAAAGCACAAGTCTCCATGTTCCGCCAGCGTACACACCTTGATAACTCTTGACCCAAGAATCACCGTTCCATTCGTATTGTATACCAGTAGTCATATTTGTAACATATTGACCACCGTGTTGTAAAGAAGCACGGAAAACTACTTGCCAATATCCATCCCGATACTCGATGATATCGTTTGCACTGGCAATCAGCGGACGTCCGTTTGCGCCAAGCCAGGCTTCTGCAGGACTTATATTATTGGTGCTACCGGTGTCTTCGGTCAATAGGTAACGTTGCCCCTCAATTGCACTGTCCAATCCATTGAGAGGTCCGCTGATCAAAGGATTTATAATTGCATCAATTGGAGCAAGTGTATTTTGAGGAACAGTATCGATATCAACATCAAATAACAAAAATCTACTGTCGCTGGGATCAATTGTTATAGTTCCTACTACTTCGGACTCGTCGGCTTGCGTAAGTCTCAATTGACTGACACCCGGACGAAGCACGCCATATAAATCAATAATAGCTGGCCAAGCCAATACACTGTTGGGAATGGCCTGTGTAGGATCTAGTGTGTCATTTACGGGCTGCTCAAGATCCACAGTTAAACTGTTGATACATTGAATTCTATTGCCAACAACAATTACTCCGTAATTATAAGGAGTAATGATTTGTCTGGTTCCCAACAACAAGTCGTTGTTGACCACAGCATTGACCAAGTCACCCTGTGCATCATACATGGATGCAATGACTCGTTCAACAACTCCCAGCTTCTTGATCTTGGCAGGAGGACTGATCCATATTGGCAAACTGAATTTAAGTGTGGCAATATCAATTGGATTTTCTGTACCTACAGGAATGGTTCTTGACGACCAAGTAACACTGTCAAGCTCAACTACACTAAGGCTGGTCCAGTCAATAAAGTTATCGGTGCTTTGAATCTCAAGACTAGGGTTGAACAATGTAAGCATCTGCTCCAACAATTGTAGTTTTTGATTGGTGTTAGAAGTCCAAATGTCAAGTGTAATACCTAGTTTGTAAGGAACTGGCATCAATCGTTCGATTGTAAATGCAGAACCTTGTGTGGTTTCGTATGTTTCAGTTTCTGGATCATATGTACGCTGACGTACATTGACTTTGCTAACATGATAAGGTTCTTGCATGCGTGGACGATCATATTCCAAGCTAGAAATATAAAAGGTCATCAACGGTGTTGATGGCAAACTGTTGGCTGAGTTTTGCTGTATCACGGTTTGTGCATTACGACTAGCATCGCCGTAGCGTACAGGCACACGCAGAAGTGCAGCAGCCTCAGTACCATCTGTTTCTCTGCCATATTCCACTTGAAAGTTGGAAACTATTCTAGTAAATTGCAGTAAAAATCGACGTATTTGTTCATCATAAAAATAGGCTTGAATTTTTATTCTCCTCGGCCAACAGGCGTTTTTGTTCTTCACGCTTTTTACAACGAATTGAATGTGCTAATTTCATTTCTTCGGACCAGCGTTTTACATGCGGTTTACCTTTTCCGGGATGTGATTTGCCCTTCATTGCACCACCGTCTCTTCTTTTCCAACCCCCGACTTTTGTAGTTGCATGTCGCAGTTTTTGTGCTGCCTTCATGCGTTCTATGCTTTCGGGACTATGTGTCTTGTTACCGCCTGCTTCTCGGTTGTTATACACTACAATGTCTTGGGTCCTGTAATGGTTAAGCCAGTATTCTTCCTTGGCGTTTAATTCATCAACGGAACTAGCAGAATCAATTATTTCCCACACAAAAGATTCCTTACCGTATTTTCTAATACTGTCGTATAAGTAGCTTTTTTTACCACGGCGAGCATCGGCTAAATGAGCGTACCACCGCATCTTGGGGTTTTTTTGAATGGTTTGGCCAATGTAGACTTTTCCATTTGAAGTGTTTGTTATTTTGTAAATATGCATCCTTTATTTATGTGTCGAGGTAGAAAAATTGTTGCATATATTACTCGTTTGGCTGTCCTGGTTGCGTACCTGGTCTTGGACGCGGCGGCTTAAAACCGTTGTCATCACCGTTGTCTGCACGTGGACGTAATGCTTCGCTGAGACTCTGGCGGCTAGGAATATTGCCCAGGTCCTTGGTATTAACAGTGTATGTATTGTTGACAAAGCTGGAACGCAAAGTATTGTTGCTAGGCCCGTTGTTGAGATTGGTACGGACTTTGTCCTCAACTTTGATCCAACGTTTGCCATCAAATCGGAACAAACGATTTGGGAAATAGTCTAGGCGCAGACAATAATCGCCTTGCGCAGCACCCAGAGGAAAAGCAACACCTGTGGTTACCGGCAAGCCATTTGGAGGAATACCGTCGCCAGTTAAGTAACCACTGGTGTAGCCATCGCCGGTGGGGGTCACAGACATTCCACTAACAGTAGAATCTACAGTAGGTTGTGTTTCGTCAGCAGTTAATCCAGCAGGATTAGCAGGTTGATCTAATTCAGTAGTGGGCTCAACATAATATGTTGTGGTGTCATAACCAGACAGCGGAACCTCCACATCTGCTTGTTGTAGGATAGCATCGTTGAGCTGGTAATCTTTGGGTCGTGTGGACATTTGATCGCTGACAGTAGGAGGATCGTACGGTTGCCAGTAGTTGGTATCTGTGATATCTGTGCCAGCTGGAACGTTTTGTGTAGCCTGGAAATATACATCGCCTTGGTTGACAATGGTGCCTTCTGGATAAAAATTACCCGGGTCCCAAATGTTTTGTTCAACCATGGGCTTGTCTGTGACTTGTTTGAACTCTTGACTATTGGTCAACGGTGTTGCTTTGACACGCCAGGTATGCGGCAACCAAGTTTGACTAAAGCCTTCGCTGGCAAATGCTGCATCTTGAATAACGTAATATTTGGGCAGCGGTAGCGGAATACTAGGGTCCAATGGATGATAGTCTTTTAGGTTAGGAATCTCTAATACATCACCGTTCATGAGCTTACGACCAATGGTATCAATCATGTCGTTGTAATGAAACGTGATAAACAACGTGTCATTGTTTAAAAACAGTCCAAACTGGCTCAAATCAAAGTCGATGTCTTGTTGGTTGTAAACACCTCGTAATGTGTATACATCAGGATCGTATGAGCGATCGCGAGTTTCTAACAACAGCAAGTCTTGTATGTTCAGTGGATTTTCAGTATCGTAAATTGGCTGTGTTGCATCGCCGTTGCCCGAAAGAGCCGAGTCTTGACCGCCCGGTTGGGCACCCATGAACTTGTGGATAAAGATATCCAGTCCACCAACTGTGTACATTTCGGATATGGTTCGATCCAAAAACTGATAGTCTCTTGTTCTATTTGGGCGGTATAAACTTAGGCGTGGCATAGTCTAGTATTTATGGGCAGGTTGACCATAAATTGGACAAGTGCTATAATTACAAAATCACAACAAGGAGCCCCCATGGTTGCTGTAGCAAAAAGTATTAAGCCACTGAATCCCCGCAGTCCTGACACCAAATATGTTGGGGACGAGCCTCTGTGGCGTAGTCAACCCACAGAAGATCGTTTTACCGCTTTGAGCCGTGCATTTAATTGGTACAATTACTTTTACGGCAAAAAAGAAGCCAAAGACTTTGTTGCGGCTTACTTGGACTTGCACGATCGTGCCCGGGACGCCAAAAAGATTCGCAGTCTCAGTGACAGTCAAATTCGTCTGACCACGGGCTGGCTGTGTCGTATGAGCATGATGGGACTGCAACTCAGCGAACACGAACAAATCAAGCTAGACAATTTGATTGCCGAATTGCTGGCAATCAAAGACGCACCCAAGACAGAAGTTAGTACTGACGAGCCTGAAGTGCCCAAAACTACAATTCAGGACCGCCTGCGTGAAAAAGTGTCCGAATGCTTGGGCGAGCTTGACGGTTTGTTCGACGAGTTTCTTACGTCGGGTGCCAAGCTCAATGCTGACTACAAACCTGTGGCATTGATGCGTAGCATGAACATTGCCCCGCAGATGATTTCCATGATCCGTGACACTTGGGCCCGTAAACTCACTGAGTTTGAAACAGCAGTTGAAGGCAAAGATGCCGACTTGGCCAAAGGCTACGACTATCTAACCAAAACACAACTTAAAAACTGTGTTAAGTTCTGCGAGCTTGTGATCTCAGACTGCGGCAGCTATGTGCAGATCAAGAAAGTGGAACGCAAGCCTCGCAAGGTCAAGCCTGTGAGCCCGGAGAAAAAGGCAGCTAAGTTCAAGATCTGTGCAGAATTTGCTGAACTCAAACTCAAGTCACTGCCTGCGGCACAACTGGTAGACAAGAGCGAAGCATGGCTATATGACAGTAAAAAGCGCAAGCTGATCCACCTTGTGGCTGATGAATATGCCAAAGTGTTCACGGTTAAAAACAATGCTGTAGTGGGATTTAGTACCACAGAAACTGTGCAAAAGACACTGCGCAAACCGGCCGAGCAGCTCAAAGCAATTCAAACAGCAGGAAAGCCAGCAGCTCGCAAAGCATTCAAGGATATCAAAGCCACTGAAACTGCGTGGAATGGCCGCGGCAGTGAAAACATTGTAATCCTTAGAGCGTGGTAACTTGATTGGGGCAGTGCTAAATATTGAGAACGGAGTTCTCAATGACTGAAACCAGCGACAACACACTGCCCCAATTAAAGCAGAACCTAATTGAATATGTACAGCTTCAGCTGGCAAATCAAATCGTAGATCTAGAGCTGGATCCAGCACACTACGAAGCTGCCTATCAGAAAACCATTGGCACTTATCGCCAGCGGGCACAAAACGCCTATGAAGAAGCTTACATCTTCATGGAACTGGTCAATGACGTTAGCATTTACACACTGCCGCAAGAAGTGGCCAGTGTGCGTCAAGTATTTCGTAGAACATTTGGTAACAGCCAAGGTCCGTTTGCTTCAAACTTTGATCCGTTTGCACAGGCCAGCATCAACGTTTACTTGATGAATTTCAACTCTGCAGGTAACCTTGCTACCTACGACTTCTATACACAATACGTGGAACTGGCTGCACGTATGTTTGGCGGGTTCATGAACTACACGTTCAATCCAGTGACCAAAAAATTACAGCTGATTCGTGACCCCAAAGGCACTGGCGAACATGTGTTGCTTTGGACATATCAACTCAAGCCTGAAATACAACTGCTGAGTGACTACCAAATCCAACAGTGGATCAAAGATTACATGGTTGCAAACTGCAAAATGATCATTGGCGAGGCTCGTGAAAAATTTGCTACCATTGCAGGCCCACAAGGTGGTGGTCAGCTCAATGGTGCCGCAATGAAGTCAGAAGCCAAAGAAGCCATGACTGAACTGATTGAACAACTCAAGACCTATGTAGATGCAAGTCAGCCATTGACTTGGGTTATTGGTTAATGGACAACACGTTAGTTGTAGGTTGCAGTTTTGTATCCTGTTTGTTGAACGACGATAACAATATTGGGTACCCTCGTTACACAGTATTTGCATCACCAGGCTCAGGAAATCAAGCCATTGCTGCTCGTGCAATATATGAGTTAAGCAGTCAAAAATACAACAGTGCTGTGATCTTATGGTCTGGAATCAACAGACTTGATGCTACTTTAAGCAAAGAACTACAACAAAATTCTTACCCAGATGACCCACATATTTGGACAGCAAAGTGTGATGTAGGGTCAATGGTTTGGTATCACGCCGGCGGTTTAGCCGGCGGCGGCTTTGGACCGGGTACTACTGCCCCAAAACCAATCTCGGACTATTTTTATAATCAATACATGGCAGCTATGGTAAGTGACAGGTACCTAACCGAATTGTCATTGCTCGGTATAATTTCTGCGCAGTCTCTCTTGGAACGACTCAAATTGCCATATAAAATGGGATTTATATATGATATACACCAGGACACTGATCCAGCAAATCACAATAGTCACGGCCATGGAAAAATTAATTCCGACACGCCCTTGTATAATCTAGTAGATTGGGAAAAGTTTACCAAATTTGAACCACCCTACGAATGGGCAAAAAAACAAAATTTACTAAGCGACGATAATTATCACCCGACTACAAATGCAATGATTGAGTGGTTTAAGTTGTCCATGGACATTGACTTGCAAGCGTAATTCTGCTACAATGCAGAATGGATCTAATGATTGACCTTGAAGGTTTGGCCACCGGACCGGACGCAACTATTCTAACTATAGCCGCACAAGCGTTTGATCCGCTTGGCCACGGCTATTATGAACAATCTTACTATGCTAGAGTTACTCTAGAAAGCCAAGAAAATCGTCAAATTGAACAAGGCACCATTGACTGGTGGGCCACACAACCTGCTATAATTCGAGATGAGGCTTTTGCCGAAGACAATCGTATTCCACTGGACCAAGCACTTGACGGCTTGGGCAAGCTGATCTGGCACTCCAAGAGAATCTGGGCCCAAGGTCCTACTTACGATATGAACATTCTTGAGCATGCTTACAAGAGCTATAACAAGCCCTTGCCTTGGAAATATTTCATGGTGCGGGACAGTCGCACAGTGTTTAGCCTATGGCCTGATCAGCCCATTCCGCCTACCAGTCACCATGCTCTGGAAGATTGTAGACGTCAAATTGGCATGCTGCAAAATACATTACGGCACCTCAAAGTAACTGAACTAAAATGAACATTTTTCAAGCTTCTGAAACACAAAAAAAACCCGAGCTACCCAAGCTGCTGATCATCGGCAATGCTCGTCACGGCAAAGATACTGTGTGCGAAATTTTGCGTGATGAATTTGGATACAGTTTCCGTTCTAGCTCGGACTTTTGTGCTGAACGTTTTATCTACGCTGCCCTCAAAGACAAGTACGGTTATACCAGCTATGAGCAGTGCTTTGAAGATCGTCACAATCATAGAGCAGAATGGTATGACATGATACACGATTACTGCCGTGATGATTATGCTAGACTAGGCAGAGAAATTTTTGCCGAAAATGACATTTATTGCGGATTGCGAAACAAAGCCGAGTTTCATGCCATGAAAAACACAGGTGTGTTTGACTATGCAATTTGGGTCGATCGCTGCGATCATTTGCCACAAGAAGATCGCTCAAGCATGAGCTTGGAAATTTGGATGGCTGACTATGTTATTGACAACAACGGTACATTGGCAGATCTAAAACGCAACACTCGTGAACTTGTTATGCGTCTGGTTGAAGATCACCGGCACGCCATACTGAATCAGATTTTGCTAAATCGACTTCGCAGTTACGGCACACAGTTTTGAGATTCTTTAACGCAACATTGTTGAGATCTCCGTCAACATGATACACTAAAGTTTGTGCCGAGTAGCGGGCTTTAAACCCGCACTTGTCGCAGATCATTTTCTTTCGATACCCTGCTGCTTCCCAGCGGGGTATTCTCTTTTTAAGACCACGGCCTTTGCGGAGACAGTTGTCGCAGCGTGTACGATAATGTCTGACATCATCCTTGATGTAGTTTACAGCACAAGGGCGCTGGTTACAAGCTTGACAAATAGGTCTTTGCATGAAATATTTATGGTGGACCTTTGCCAAAGGGCAGCGTAGAGTGGTGATTTTGGAGGATATCTATAAATATTAGAAACTTGAAAAGGAACCCCATTATGGCTCTAGTATCACCCGGCGTAGAAGTTACAGTAATTGACGAAAGTCAATACATTCCTTCAGCAGTTAACACAGTACCTTACTTTGTTGTAGCCACAGCTCAGAACAAAGTCAGCAGTGACGGTATCACTGTTGCAGCTGGTACACTTGCTGCAAACGCTAACAAAACTTATCTAATTACCAGTCAGCGAGACCTTGCTGCTACCTTTGGTGTGCCATTCTTCTACAACACCACCACTGGCACCCCAATCAACGGTTACGAGCTCAACGAGTATGGCTTACTTGCTGCATACTCTGCATTGGGTGTTACCAATCGTGCGTATGTGCAGCGTGTGGACATTGACCTAACAGAACTTACAGCCAGTTTATCTCGACCAACAGGTCAACCTAACAACAATAGTTATTGGCTAGATACATCCAACAGTAACTGGGGCATCTTCGAATGGAATCAAACAACTGCAACTTGGACCAATAAAACTCCGATAGTTGTCACCAGCTCAGCTGATGTTGTTGGCGGTGATGGAACTGATCCAGCTGCTGATTGCACTCCGTTAGACAGCGTTGGCAGCATTGGTGATTATGCTGTTGTTGCTTTGGATCCTTACATTTATGGATACTACAAACGATATGACAACACCTGGGCCTTGATTGGTAGTGATTCATGGAAAACAGCATGGCCTACAGTGGTTGGCACAAATGCTCCGACTAGCTTAACAGTTGGCGATACTATTATTGTCAACGGCACAGTAGTTGCTGTTCCTGTGACAAATACAGTTGCAGGACTTGCCACAGCAATCACTAATGCCTTGTCTGGCTTTGGTGTTTCTGCTTCATCGTCCAACGGTAAACTAGCTTTTTATGCAAATTCAACTGCAAGCAGCGACGGGTCAACATTGTCTGACGATGGCATTGTTAACATCACTGCAGGTGCAGTCAACGGCACAGCTTTGTTAACTGCACTGGGTTTAGCTGAAGGAACTTATGCTGCTCCTCAATATCTTCCTGCTTACAGCTACCAAGCTCCTCGTTGGCGCACCACTGATGCTGCAGGCGGCAGACCAACTGGCTCTGTCTGGCAGAATATCAGCAGTGCAAACAACGGCTTAAATCTGTCTGTTAAAAAGTACAGTACCACTCTTGGCGAGTGGGTAAAGCAGAATTGCCCAGCATATGCCAATGATTATGCTGCATTGTATGGAATTGATCCCAGCGGTGGTGGCAAAAATATTCCGGTCGGCACAACTTATGTTGGGTATAATAGTTCTCAATACCTAACCACTCCGCTGACTACTTTCAGCTTTACAATACTAAACCGCTATTCTTTCGGCGCACTAGAAGTCACCGGCTCTACCGTGTTTGGTACTAGCCCTGCATTTACTGTTGGTAATCGATTTACAATCGCTGCCAGCGCAGCCGGAAGCTCAACACCAAATACTGGAATAGCAATAATTGGTGGTACAGGAACTGTGTCTGATTTTATTGCCGCAGTTAGTTCAGCTAATGTGCCTTATGTTAGCGCCAGCGTAAATTCAGCAGGAAACATTGTGCTCACACACAGCCAAGGCGGAACTATTGCACTGGCCAATACCTTGGGCACACCAGTAACTACTGCAGGTTTTACTTTGCAAACACCAAAAATTCGTAGAAGTTTTGTTAATGCAAATACATTGGTGTTGAGCAACTTTGTAGACACTCCTTTGTTTACATATTCAGCTGACAACGTTGCACCGCAGCAGGATCCTGCAGACGGTCGCCTGTGGTACTACAGCTCTGTATCTGATGTAGATATCATGATCCAAGACAACGGCATTTGGCAAGGCTATCAAAATGTAAACAACGACGTTCGTGGCTTTGACCTAAGTCTAACCAATGCCAGCGGCCCTATTGTTGCTGCATCTGCACCGACTACACAAAACGATGTTGCCGAAAGTCCGTTGCAATATGGTGACTTGTGGATCGATTCCAGTGACTTAGAAAATTATCCAATGATTTATCGTTGGGAGCCAGTCAACGGCGTAGCTCAATGGGTTGCAGTCAACACCACAGACCAAGTTACTCAAAACGGTATCTTGTTTGCAGATGCACGTTGGGCACCAAACGGCACAACTGATCCAGTTGCTGATCCGTTCCCAACAATTGAAAGCTTGCTGACCAGCAACTACCTGGATCTAGACGCACCCGATCCAGCACTGTATCCACAGGGTATGCTGTTGTTTAATACTCGTCGCAGTGGTTACAACGTCAAGAGTTTCCAAAGCAATTATTTCAATTCTGACAGCTTCCCTGACGATGTACTACCTGCAGTCAAGAGCACATGGCTCACTGCCAGTGGCAACAAGGACAACGGTTCTATGTGGAGCGGTCGTCTTGCACAGCGCCAGATGATTGTTAAAGCATTTAAATCTGGCATCGACACCAGCATTGCAGCACGTGAAGAGCAAAACGAGTTCAACATTATTGCTACACCTGGCTACCCAGAATTAACACCAAACATGATTGCACTCAGCAACGAGCGTAACAATACACTGTTTGTTGTTGCTGATACTCCAATGCGTTTGAGCAATGCTGGTAATGACTTGGTTGCTTGGGCTACCAACAACAACGGCGAAGGCTTGACAACAGAAGATGGTAATGTGGCAACCAGCAATTATGCTGCTGCATTCTATCCAAGCTGCCAGACCACTGACCTCAGCGGTAACACAGTTGTTGCACCTCCAAGCCACATGATGGTACGTACAATTCTTCGCAGCGATGCTGTAAGTTATCCATGGCTGGCACCAGCTGGTACACGTCGTGGTGTAGTTGACAACGCTACTGCCATCGGTTACATTGATGCAGCCACAGGAGAATTCCAACAGATTGGTGTAAGCCAAGCAGTTCGCGACATCCTGTACGAGCGCAACATCAACCCAATCACCTTTATTCCAGGTGTTGGTATTACCAACTTTGGTAACAAGACTACAACTACAACAACCACAGCGTTGGATCGAATCAACGTTGCACGTTTGATCTGCTTCTTGCGCTCACGCCTGGAGCAAATTGGTAAGTTGTACTTGTTTGAACCCAACGACGAAATTACTCGCAATGAAATCACCAACACTTGCAACAGCTTGATGATTGACTTGATTGCTAAACGAGCAATTTACGACTACTTGGTAGTTTGCGACTTGAGCAACAACACTCCTGCACGTATCGACCGCAACGAGTTGTGGGTGGATATTGCTATTGAACCAGTCAAGGCAGTGGAATTTATCTATATTCCGTTGCGTATCAAGAACACTGGCGAGATCTCTGGAGCAGCAGCCTAATGAAAAGGGGACCGATTTTTTCGGTCTCCGATTCAGGTAAATAAACATATAGGAGATAACAAATGGCAGTTTCATCACTACAGCGTATGACAGTACCGTTGGCCAGCGACCAAAGTTCGCCGTCACAAGGTCTGTTGATGCCCAAACTCAAATATCGCTTTAGAGTGATGTTTGAAAACCTTGGCATTTCTAAGCCAACAACAGAATTAACCAAGCAAGTTGTTTCAGCCGGACGTCCAAATTTGACTTTCGAAGAAATCACATTGCCGATTTACAACAGTACACTTAAACTAGCTGGTCGTCACAGCTGGGCAGACATCACTGTTGCAATTCGCGACGATGCCTCTGGCAGCGTAAGCAAGCTAGTTGGCGAACAGTTGCAGAAGCAAATGGACTTCTTGGAGCAGGCTAGTGCAGCAGCTGGCGGCGATTACAAGTTCTTGACCAAGATTGAAATTCTAGACGGCGGCAACGGTGCTGCGACCCCAGTGGTTCTAGAAACTTGGGAATTGTATGGTTGCTATATCAAAGGAGCCAACTACGGCGACCTGAACTATGGTACCAACGAAGCAGCTCAAATCGAACTGACCATTGCTTATGACAACGCTAACCAGACACCAAACGGTACAGGCGTTGGTACAGCAATTGGCCGTGTTGTCGGAGACGTCGTAACAGGTGTCGGCGGCGGCACACAAGCTGCTTAATACAAGGAATTAACCTATGCCATCGTTTGGTCAACAACTCTGGCAAGGTTTTACTAACGTAGACAGCTTGCGTGATGCACGTCACGCAAGCAAAGTCTTTACACCAAACCAGTTTGAACTAAAACCTCGATTTAAGTTTTTGTTTCATGTCAGCTTTACGCTGAACTATGAAGAAATTCCAGGACTCAAATCTGCCATGGGTGTAGACGATGTCAAGAATTTGAGTTACGTTGTTAAAACAGTTGATCTGCCAAAATTCACAGTCAGCAACGAAACGCTGAATCAATACAATCGCAAACGTGTGATACAGACCAAGGTCAACTATGATCCTGTAAATATTACGTTCCATGACGATTACGGCGACAACGTTCGCAACATGTGGTACAATTATTTTTCGTATTACTACAAAGATCCTAGTCAACAATATCTAACAGTCAATAATGTCAATGGCAGCATGGGACCGTCTCAGGTTCGTGCTGCAGGTTTTGGATACAATGCTCGTGACATCTACAGCGAAAGTAGAGTGGGCAATGTCAACGATTGGGGTTTCATTGGCGAAGCCTATACTGACGGTCCTCCTAAAACTGACACAGGAAAACCTCCTTTCTTTAGAGATATTAGAATTTTTGGCATGGACCAGCACAAGTATGCTGAGTATGTGTTGATCAATCCAATTATTACAAACTGGGCACACGATCAGTACAACTATGCCGAAGGCGGCGGTACCATGCAAAACACAATGACCATTGCCTACGAAACCGTAAAATACTATCAAGGTGCAATTGGCAAGTCTCGACCAGATGCCAATGTTCCTGGATTTGCAGATCCCGGCCACTATGATACAGTGACAAGCCCAATCAGTCGTCCAGGTTCCACTGCAACTATCATGGGTCAGGGCGGATTGTTGGACACAGGAGCAGGTATTTTGGAAGATCTACAAAGTGGAAGCTTGTTAGGCGTTATTGGTGCTGTACAAAAAGCAGGAACTGCCTATAACACATTCAAAGGTAAAAATCTCAAGAGTATTGCTGTCAGTGAAGCCACAGCACTGGGTACACAAGTTATACAATCGGCTGGTCCAGGCGCAGTAAGAAACGTGGTTGGACGAGCCAACGGTATGTTCTTCCCAACTCCACAATCGCCTAAGACTAATTAATAACATGAGCTCAATTAACTATACCAATTACAACCTTGATCAAACTGTGCGAGTGTTTGACAGTTTCTACGAGTATGATGTTAACATTCCAGTCAACGAGTATGATGTTGTTTACAGTTATTTTCGCAGTCAAATGACCACTGATTTAGCTGCTGGAAATTTTACTGTGAGCTTGTTTAGGGTTGCTGAAGAAACTAACATACCAGCATTGACATTGTTGGAAGCATTTCAAGGCAACAACGGTGTAAGCATTGATGTTAATTTGGCTTATTACCTCAACAGCATTCGCAATCGTGCTACATTGTTAGGTGTAGGAGTTCCGTTACAAAGCAATTTCTACGCTGCTAGATTAGTTGTACAATAATGGCTAAATGGGCACAAGGGTTCTATCAAATACAAAATCCTGAAAAGTATGTGGGCACAAACAAGCCTAGATATCGTTCAGGGTGGGAACTCAGCTTCATGCGTTTTTGTGACACCAACAGCAATGTAATGCAATGGGCCAGCGAAGCCATACAGATTCCTTACAGACATCCCTTGACGGGCAAACAGACAATTTATGTGCCTGACTTTTTGATTACCTATCGCACCAGAGATAACAAACTACGTGCTGAGTTAATTGAAATAAAACCCAAAAAACAAAGTGTAGTTGAAAGCAAAATGAGCAGCCGGGACCGTGCGGTAGTAGCAATTAACTACGCTAAATGGGACGCTGCAACCAAATGGTGCCGCCAACAAGGCATTTCTTTTAGAGTCATTACCGAAGACCAAATGTTCCACAACGGTCGAGGTTAAGCCACTAAATATGGCATGACTCGCAAACTCGAAGAACTTTTTGACCTCCCTCCCAGCGAAGAAGAAATCAACGCTGCGGTCCCTGCACTTCCTGCCAACAAAGAAACCCTCAAAGCCTTAGACGACACAATCGACAAGATCGATGAAGCCTTGCCTGGGGTCAAAGGTTTGGAAGCCACAGATACGGAAATGGATGAATTGGCTAATCTAGCAACATCCAGTTACAAAGATCTCATGGATCTAGGCATGCAGGTTGATAGTCGTTTTGCCAGCGAAATATTCTCAGTAGCCAGTAACATGCTGGGACATGCTATCACAGCCAAAACAGCCAAACTAGACAAAAAGCTCAAAATGATCGACTTGCAACTTAAAAAAGCTCGACTAGATCAACAGCAACAAGAAAAAGAAGCCGACAGTGGTGCAGTGCAAACAGGCAACGGAGTAATATTAAGTCGCAATGACTTGCTGGAGAGAATCATTGGTCGTAAAGATCAAAACAGCAAAAAAGAATAAATATACAACAGGATATCCAACATGAAACCATTTGCAAAATACCTAGCTGAAAGCGAACGTACATACAACTATCGTATCAAAGTAGTTGGTGATGTACCCGCTGGATTCTTTCGTGACCTCAAAGACAAGTTAGCACAGTTTGACGTTGTCAAAATGGGCGATGCTAAAACTACACCAGTGCGTAAAGTTAACCAAGACTTTCCTGCCTTCCCTAATCAAAGCATGAGCATTGTTGACGTAGAATTCCGTTACCCAGCCATTGAGCCACAGATCAAACAACTAGCTCAAATCATGGGCATGGATCCAAATCGCATTGTAATGAATACCGTACCTTACGAAGAAAGCATGCGTGAGGAAAGCGACAAGATCGATGATGAAAACAAAGATCTGTTAAAAGATACAAATTATCCTGTACCTGATCCATTGCAGAAAAATCTCAAGAAGGATTACAGTGCAGAACCCTATGACCATGTTGTGTTGAAGAACGCATACAAGAGTGATTTCACCGTGGCTGGTGGTAAGACGCCCGCAGCCAAGACTACAAATGATTTGCCACAAGGAACCAAGAGTCCTATCAGCAATATCAAGCGTCCACCAAAGCCAGCAACTGGCGCCCAACCTCGAGGATAATAACAAATGACATTCTTTTACGATCTAAACAAAAAACTCAAAGAAGTGTTAGACACTCCTAAGAGTGAACACAAGCAACTCAACGAGCGTGACATGAGCCGTGCTGCCAAAGGCTATGAGAAGTATGGCAAAGAAGGCATGGAAGCCTTGGCCAAGGCTGGCCGCGAAGGCAAAGCACTGGACCCAGTGCGTAAAAAATACGACAAGTATGATGAGTCAGTTGAAGAAGGCTCCACCGGGGACTATTCAGCCAAGAAGGCACGTGCTGGCAAGGACATTGGCAAGCCAGGCAAGAACTTTGAAAAGATTGCCAAATCAGCTGGCGAGCGTTACGGCAGCAAAGAACGCGGCGAAAAAGTTGCCGGTGCTGTGTTGAACAAGCTTCGTGGCAAGAACGAAGGCGTGGAAGAAGGTCTAGGCGATGTAGTTCGCAAAGGTGTTGCTGTTGCCAAGAAAGTTGGCAGCAAGGCACTAGACACACTGGGCCACGGCAGCGACGAAGAACTGCGCAAGGACCTACAACGTAAAATGGGCTTACCTGCTACAGGCGAAAAGCCACGCACACCGTTGGCCAAAGAGTCTGCCCCAATGACACCTAAGCAAAAGAAGTTTGCTGCTCTTGCTGAACCCAAAGACAAGATTACATTCGCTGACAAGATTGCCGGTGCTAAGAAAGAAGTTGACGAAATGCTAGGCGACGTTGCTGCCGAAGCAATGAAGGGCGCTGTTGGCGCTACTCGCAAGATTGCTGGCAAGCGTTATGGCGGTGCTGCACAAGTAGACGACGAACCCGAAGTTAAGCCAGCTGTACCACGTGGCCGCGGTCGTCCCAAGAAGCCTACTGGCACAGAACAAGGTGGAGAGCTCAAGCCTGACTGGTCTGCTTTTGGCGTTAAGACTGTTAAGCTGCCTGCTCACAAAGGCAACGTTACAAAGCACAAGCTCAGCGACAAAGAGCCAGGCGAAAAAACCAACGAAGCCGACGAAGGACAGATCAAGGCTGCTATCAAGATGTTGAAAAAGGCCGGCTACAAGGTTGAAAAACACGAGGAAGAACTTGACGAAAAAGCTGTAAGCAAAAAGCAACAAAAGTTCATGGGTATGGTTCATGCTGCACAAAAGGGTGAGAAACCAGCCAGCAAGGAAGTTGCCAAAGTGGCCAAGACTATGAAAAAGTCTGACGCCGAAGACTTTGCTGCTACCAAGCACAAAGGCTTGCCAGAAAAGGCTCCTAAGAAAGAAGATGGAGCAGACAAGTCTGCTGAAAAGCCAAAGAAGGCCAAGAAAGAAAAAACTGAAGAAGCTGGTGGCACAGGTACACCCACTGCCAGCAGCGGATTTAGTTTTGGCAAGGGAATTTACGATTCGATGAATCGCGAACTTGAAAACATGATTGCCGAAGGCATGAATGTCAGTATGAACATGAACAACGACAGTCACGGCGGTCCAAGCAAGAGTTTGACTGTTACTGCCACCGACGAAGATGCTGAATACCTGGGCAAACTGTTGAAGATGGCAGGACTAGGCGGTCACGGTGATCAAGAGCAAGGCGGCTGCGGATGTGGTACAAGCCCATGCTCATGTAACAATGCTGAACAAGTTGATGAAAACAGCCCAGACTGGCCAACTGACGAAGTTACCAGCGACGATGCTATGCAATATTCAGGCGGTTTAAACAAGCCCAAAGCAACAGGTCAAACCACAGTACCGGTTATTGCTAGTCAAGACGAGCGTCAACACAGCTATGCTGACATGGAGGAAGATGCTATCCACCGCATGATGGAAATGGCTGGCATCAAAAAAGATAAAAAAGTTGAAGAAGATGATGTCGAAGAAGGCAATAAATTTACTGGTAACCTAGCCAAGGCTCGTGCTGCTGGTAAAAAAGAAGCCGACTTAGATGGCGACGGAGACATGGAAAAAGTCAAAGAAAGCATTTTTAACTTAACAAACCAGTGGAAAGTATACAAGGGCTAATCATGAAGTCACTGCGCGAATATCTAATCGAAACTGAAGAAACATTTGATCGCCCCACTGTGGGCGACAACTTCGCAATCAA